CCTCAGAGACTCAAACCTCTGGGGCGTTTCTTTATGAAGAGGGAAAATGTACACCATCCCAACACTCGCAGACTTCAAGGCTTACTTCTTCCGGGACTTCCCTTATCAACCATCGGGAGCCGAAGACCTAGCTACCGTCCAGGACCAGGATATCAACAACGCCTTTACTGACGCCGGGTACAATTTCAACGACCAGTTCGCATCGGATCAATCCGACTACACGCTTCTCTATTTGCTGCTTACAGCGCATTTCCTCGTGACCAACCTTCAGAACTCCAGTCAAGGCATCGCCGGTCAATACAACTGGCTCATGTCCTCTAAGAGTGCAGGATCTGTTGCAGCATCCTATTCGATTCCGCAGGATATCTTGGATCATCCAGCGTATGCGATGCTGGCCCAGACCAAGTACGGCGCGAAGTACTTGCAGCTCGTGATTCCTCAACTGGCCGGCAACTTCTTCACGGCCTATGGACCGACGAAGCCATGCTAGACACCAAGAAGCTCGACAAGATCCTGGAAGCGTTTAAGAGCCCCCCTGTGGCCCGTGTTGGGGTCCTAGGCGATCACGCTGCCCGCAAGGAGGGTGAGCTCACGAACGCTCAGATCGGCGCTTACCACGAGTTCGGGACCGAAACCCTGCCTATCCGTTCCTTCCTGCGTCAACCGATCACGAATCGCCTTCAACAGTTCTTGGACAAGTCGAATGCGTTCTCGAAAAAGGCTATGGACGAGGTCATCAAGTCGGGATCCCTCAAGGTCTACGTCGCGAAAATTGGCGTCGTGGGTGAGGCTGTGGTTGCAGAGGCTTTCCGGACAGGTGGATTCGGCGATTGGGAGCCTTCGAACATGACCCATAAGAAGAACCACGAGACCCTTGTGGAAACCCAGCAACTGCGCAACTCCATCACCTCGGACGTGAAAGAATGAGCATTCCAATCACGAACGCCAAGGACCGTCCATTGAACCAGAACGTGGGGACCACCCCTGATCTGAGTGGAGCGCTTTTGGATTGGTTTCAGCCGATGAAGTTCATCCTGTTGGCGAAGTCCGTCCAGGCATTCAAATCAAAGCAGTTCCAGAACATCCCGATCAACACAATGGGTCACTGGCAACCATTCCAACCTCGCACCCTGGATATCAAGCAGGAAGGCCAGCGCTCGTGGAAGTGGTTCAGGATGTATTGCTTCCCAGGAACCGGGCTCGACGTCGACTTCATCATCACGTACCAGGGTCAGAACTACCGGATCATGTTTATCAACGATTACTCGCTTGAGGGATACCAGGAGTTCAAACTGGTTCAGGACTATCAATGTCGCTAACCTTCCAAGTCACCCCGCAGAACCCGAATATCGCGCCGAACCAGGAGATGACGTTCCAAGCCATCTTCTCTGCGGCTCCGTACACGTACTCGGTCCTCATTGGTGGGGCAGGGGGCACGATTGACCCCGACAGCGGCGTTTATACTGCTCCAGCGGGTATCGATACTGGCGGCGACGTCATTGTAGCGACGGACATCAACGGGGACACCGCTCAGACCCAGGTCAATATCGTAAACCCACCGATGCAGAGCCAAGGCGATGTGACTTGCCTCATCGATGGCGCGTTCACGGCTCAGATATCCGGTGGCACTACTCCGTACGTTTTCGAGGTCCTTGCTGGAGGAGCTGGCGGGACCATTGATCCAGCATCTGGGGTGTACGACGCACCAGACGACGGTGGGATTGACACGATTCAAGTCACCGATGCTTTCGGGCAGGAGATCGAGTTTGACGTTCTGGTCCAGCCGGCACAGCTACAACTTTACCCACCTTATCTTGCAATTAGTCAGTACAACCAGGCTCCATTCCAAGGCGCAGGTGGAACTCCGATCGTATCCGACGACCCGGATTACACTTCCGAGTACCGCTACTCCATTCAGAGCGGCCCGGGCTATATCGACGAATACACTGGTATTTTTAAGACCGAACAATTCACGGGAATTACCATCGTTCAAGTCACTGATGGAAATGGTTGCACCGCTACCGCGACCGTCCTCGTCGGATCCTATCTACAACTTTTCTGCGATGTTTTGCAGCAAGAGCTCTTCCCGAACACCACCCAGCGAGTGTGGTTCTGGGATCAGAAGGTGGATGAACCTACCGATGACGGGATGTTTATCGTGTGCCGCGTCTTGAATCCGAAGGTCTTCGGGAACACGAACAAAGTGTGCTCGGGTGACATTGGAGCGCAGCAGGTTCAATCGGCTTATATGAACGTGCAACTTCAAATCGACGTAAAGAGCCGCTCCACAGAGGCTTTGGACCGTCTTGAAGAGATTGTTCAGGCTTTGAACTCGATCTACTCCCAACAGCAGCAGGAGGCGAATGCGTTCAAGATCTTTCCAGTGACGAATAATATTGTGGACATGTCCGGTTTGGATGGGGCAGCCATTCCATATCGGTTTGTGCTTTCGGTGAAGATCCAATACACTAAAACCACGATTAAGAGGGCTGCGCCTTACTACGACACGTTTTCAACGGCTAGTGTTACGACTCAGCCATGAAGGAGAAAAATAAATGACTGCTCCAGCAAATCAATTGCCTCTAAGCACCGTCATCAGCATCTCGGCGTCTCAAACGCCTACAGGTGTTGGTCAGCTCAACAAATCGAATCTCGCGATTTTAACCCGCGATCTCCCAAACACCGGAACCTTCGGGACGTTGGGATACCAAATTTACTTCACCCCAACTCAGGTTGGAGTGGACTTCGGAACCTCGAGTTACACCTACAAGATGGCTCTCGCTGTCTTCGGTCAAACGAAGAACATTCTTTCTCCAGGTGGTTACCTCGTTGTCATTCCAATGATCGCAGGAACCGCAGCTATTCAAACTCTCGCACTGAGCGGTGTGGCTGCCTCTGGTTCGTTCGTTCTGAACTACTCAGGCACCTATGGTGGTGCGACGGTTGCGATCAACTGGAACGACACTGCAGCGGTCATTCAATCGAAGCTTCAAGCGATCGAAGACCTTCGTAGCTGTACTGTCACCGGATCCATCAGCTCTGAATCTCTCGTTGTCACGATGGTCTCCGTTAACGGCGTAGCTCCGGCTCTCACTGTTACCGCAAACACCCTTGAAACATCAGCTCCGGCAGCGATCACCTTCACCATCACCACGACGACTCCAGGTGTGGCCGGTGAACCGGTTGCAGCGGCTCTGGCGCGTACCACGAATGTGGTTCAGTACTTCGGCGTGATCGTTTGCGAATACGTTGTCCAGGCCGACATGCTGGCGTCTGCGGCAGTCATCCAAGCAGCAACGAAGATCATAGGTATTGGATCCACCTTCGCTGCCGACGTTGCAGTGGGTGGGTACCTTGCACTTATTCAATCAGAAGCGTTCACCCAGACCCGTGGGTTGTATTACTCGGGTCCGACGATGCTCTCGATGCTTCAATTCGTGGCCGGCTACATGTCGATCCTGTTGTCTACCAACTTCGCGGGAAGCAACACGACCCAAACCATGAACCTCCAGCAGATCTCTGGAGTCGTGGCCGATCCGAATATCACGAACTCCATCTGGGAATTGGCTCAAGCAGCTGGTGCAGACACATACGTCAGTTACCAGGGCTATCAAGCGGTATCCTCGACGGGAACTAACAAGTTAGCCGACCAGGTTTACAACTTGTTGGCGTTCTCGAGCGATCTCCAGGTTGCAGGCTTCAACTACTTGGCTCAGGCCGGTACGAAGGTGCCTCAAACTGAAGCAGGGATGAGCGGATATAAATCTGCGCTTCGAGTGGTTTGCGAGCAGTACGTCTCAAATCAGTATCTCGCACCAGGTACCTGGACGTCTCCGAGCACCTTCGGGAACCAAGTGGCGTTCCAGAACAACATCACTCAGCGCGGGTATTACATCTACTCGAGCCCGATCTCTCAGCAGAACCCAGCTCAACGTGTTGCGCGTGATGCGACGCTAGTTCAAATCGCTGGTAAGCAAGCTGGAGCGATCCAATCCGGCGCTATCATCGTATCCATCAATCCATAACGAGGTGAAACCATGAGCAATGCATTAAGCGGTAACGACTCACTTACCCTAAATAACCGGATCTTCTCCGACTTCGCCGATGGCAAGTACTTGGACCTCA